CACAGCGGCCAGTGGGCGTACAACTCGACCGAATACGCTTCGCAGGCGGGAGCGCAAGCGGCTCAAGGTGACGCTGGTTATCCTACGTGGCTCGCGGCCAACACCGGCGTGAACTCATACACTGGCGCTGGCAGCCACAGCGGCCAGTGGGCGTACAACTCGACCGAGTACGCTTCACAGGCAGCGGCGGAGGCTGCGGCGGAGGCGGATGAAGCCGCCTATCAGACGTGGCTTGCCGCAAACGTCGGCGTGAACCAATACACTGGCGCCGGCAGCCACAGCGGCCAGTGGGCGTACTACTCGACCGAGTACGCTTCATGGTTTGCGGCCTACAACGCGGCAAACAACGGCTAACACCCTCCTCATTACCCCGCCGCTGCTCAACACGGCGGCGGGGCTTTAACACACCACCATGCCCACCGAAAACAACACTATCATCTTCAAGCTCGCGAGCGCGGCAAACGTCGTGCCCGATGCGTTCGAGCTGCAAGTCGGAGAGCCCGCGCTTGACCCGTTCACGGGAAAGCTGTGGAGCAAACTCGATGACGAGTCAGTCGTCCAACTTAACGCGGGTTTGGTTCCGGTCACGCTGGCGGATCTTGGCGCCTCTCCGCTGATTCACCAGCACATGCCCAGCGACATCGTCGGGCTCGGCATCTCCGCCATCCCTGGGCTCACCGCTGCGTTGGCTGGAAAGCAGATTGCAGGCGACTACGCCGCCGCAGAGCACCTGCACTCGTCGGCTGACGTGGAGGGGCTGAACGCTGCGCTGTCCTCGCTGGTTACGGCGATCAACGGCAAGCAGGCTGCGGGCTCCTACGCGGGAGCTGTCCACTCCCACGCCATCGGAGACGTCACCGGGCTTCAAGCCGCGCTGGACGGCAAAGCCGCTTCTGGTTCTTACGCGGCATCCGTCCATACGCACGCCATCACGGACGTCACCGGGTTGCAGGCTGCCCTAGACGGAAAGCAGGCGGCGGGTTTTTACGCGGCGGCGACGCACGCTCACGCTATCGCAGACACAACAGGGCTTCAGGCCGAACTAGACGGAAAGGCTGCGTCTTCCCACACGCACAGTATTTCTAGCGTCACGGGCCTTCAGACAGCCCTAGACGGAAAGCAGGCGTCGGGCTCCTACGCCGCCGCTGTTCACACGCACGCCATTGCAGACACAACTGGGTTGCAGGCCGCTCTCGACGGCAAGCAAGCGGCGGGCTCTTACGCCGCGGCAGTCCACACCCACGCAATCAGCGACACAACCGGCCTCCAGACGGCGCTTGATGGCAAGGCGGCAACCTCACACACGCACACAATTTCTAACGTTACGGGCCTACAGACGGCGCTTGACGCGAAGGCGCCACTAGCGGGCGTTGTGCCCTCGGGCGCGGTGCTTCCGTTTGCGATGTCCACGGCCCCCTCCGGGTGGTTGGAGTGTAACGGCCTCGCCGTCTCACGCACGCTGTACGCATCCCTGTTTGCAGCTATCGGAACCACGTATGGCGCAGGTGATTCAAGCACAACTTTCAACTTGCCGGACCTGCGCGGGGAGTTCATCCGCGGTTGGGACAACGGGCGCGGAGCCGATACCAGCGGGCGCGTCTTTGGCTCTGCCCAGGTTGCTTCGGGGCTCGGGCACATCGGCACTCTGGGCTCGGTGCTTGCGCCAAGCGTGGCAGACACTGACCCGTCCACGACCTACAATTTCAACGGGACAAACGGCGGATCGCAAGGCAGCTCGACAACCTTCACCCGCTACCGCTTCCGCCCGCGTAACGTGGCAATGCTCTACTGCATCAAATCCTGATGTTCACCGAAGACCTCAACGTATTTTTTGACGGGCTCGACTCCTTCGAGGCGACGTTTGAGACGTGCCCGCAGCGGCGCGTCACCTGCTACTTCGACAACGCTTTCCTTGACGCGACCGTGGGCGAAACGCTCATGGACACAACGGCCCCGCGCCTCACGGCCCGCTGGGAAGACGTGAAGGACATTCCCCGGGAGACGCTGGTCTGGGTGCAGGGAAAGCAGTTCTCCACCCGGCAGATTCAGCCAGAAGGCACCGGGCTTGCAACCATCGCTCTCGCCTACGAGCGGCAACCTGAAGACGATGGCTCGTGGAATTAGAGCGGCGCAGTTCAATTCATCCGGCGGGATCGAACTCCTTATCGGAACCGATTTCTCCGGCGCCGCGAACGCGCTTGGGTTGACCGAGGCTGACGTTAAGAAGGCTGTTAAAGCCGCGGCGACCAAGGCGGCCAAGTGGGCTCAGAAACAGGGAACTGCAGTTCTATCCGGCTTGACCACAATTCCGCAGCGAGAACTGATGGAGTCACTCCGCACCCGGATGAAGCCCACAAAAAAGAACAGCGGCGCCGTCGCCTGGTTCGGTCTCAACGACGTGTCGGCAAAGCATGAGGGAGCGCGGCAAACAGCAAACGGCGTTGTGTCAAATACGTCCGATTATCCCTCCGCATTCATTGTCCCGAAGTTGGGCGGCCATGTTTTCAAGCGGCGCGGGGCGGCACGGCTTCCCATCGACAAGATGACGCATAACATTCTCGGTCAGATGGAGGCGGCGCTTGCCAAAATATCCGACCAAGCTGACCCGATCTTTCTTCAAGAATTTTTTACACAGATTGACAAACGGATCGGACGCGGCTCCGGCCAAGCCGCCCAACTTCTTCTCAAATGATGAACCTCCCCTCTGTCGATATTGTCACATTGCACGCCGCAATCCTGACCGGCCTCAAGGACCGGTTCCCGACACTTTTGGAAGTTGACCACTACCCGCGCCCGGGCGAAATGATTCAGACCCCGGCGGTATACATTGAGCTTGAGTCTTTCGACGCGGACGAGCCGCCCAACACAGGAACGATGCAACTTCCTGTGACGCTGAATTTCGTCGCATACGCGGTTTGCGACTACAAGCTCGGCTCAAAGCTCACCGTTCGGACGTTGGCCATTGCCCTTGCTGCGTTCATCAATCAGCAAAAGTGGGGGCAGCCCGTGTCCGCCGCGCTCGTGCGTCAGGGCGGCCCAGATTATATGCGGGCAAAGCTCCCCAACTCCGCGCCAGAATACGAGGTGATGCGGGTTGAGTGGACGCACGAAGCGCTACTCAACGAAAACATCTGGGCAGACGAGGGCGAGTCTCCCGACTTCCTCTTTGCTACCGGAAGCGTTGCGCCAAACACCGCGGTCGGGCCGAATAACCTGGACGCCTACACCCAACTCAAATGAGCGCCGAAGCCGCAGACCTTGCCCGCCGCATTGCAAACATGGTGCGCGTCGGGCGTATCGCTGAAGTCGATCACGCCAATGTCCGCGTGAAGGTATCCTTCGGGAACAACACCACCCGCTGGGTTCCGTGGATGACCCATAGGGCGGGCTCAACCCGCAACTGGCACCCGCCTGCTGTTGGGGAACAAGTTGCCCTCTTGTCCCCCTCCGGCGAGCTTGGAGCGGGCTTTGTTCTCCCCGGCGGGATCAACTGGAACGACCGTGGCGCTCCGGGGAACTCGGGCGACGTTGTCTCGGAAGTGAGCCCAGACGGGCGCACCGAGGCTTACAACTCCGCAAGCCACGAGCACACGCACACGATACCGGCGGCTGGAAAGCACCTCCTTACGCTGGGAGCCGCAACGATTGAGACGACGAACGCACATATCAAGCTTTCGGTCGGCGGCTCGTCCATTGAGATCACGGCTGGCGGGATTCACTTCCTAAGCAACGGCCAAGAAATGCACATGGACGGCTCCGGAATCACGATTCAAGGCAACATCATTCACACAGGCAACAACACGCAGACCGGAACGCACACAACTACCGGCGACCAGGTTGCGGGGTCCGTTTCGCAGAAGAACCACATACACACCGGCGTTTACTCTGGACCGAGCAATACCGGTAAACCTGTACAATAATGAAAGAACTATCGAAAATTGCAGCTTCAGATCTCGGCCTCAAAGAATCCCCCCGGGGCTCGAACAAAGGGCCGGCCCTCCGGAAGTTTTTTTGCGCGGATGACCTCGACGGGGACGGATATCCGTGGTGCGCTGCCGCGGTCAGCTACTGGACGCAGCAGTGGATTGCGGCAAACGGGGTGAAACTCAAGGCGCCGAAGATCGCGGGGGTGATCCGATTCCCGGAGTGGGCGAAGGCAAACGGGCTTGTCACGACGGCAAGCCACCCAAAGCCCAACGACATTGTGGTGTTCACCTTCTCACACATCGGCGTCGTCGAGTCCGTCCAGGTCAACGGTGAAGGTGTGCTTGTGTCCGTGGACACGATTGAGGGCAACACAAACGACGACGGATCGCGTGAGGGATACAAGGTCTGTCGCCGCCATCGCCCGGCGGAGCAGTGCAGGCTCTTCATCCGGCTCCCCGCTTGCTAGCGGGAAGCAACCGCACAAGACGCCAAGAGGTGCCGCGCTGATAGTGGGATGCAATGCGCGGCACCAATGCCATCACCGGGAAAGCTCTTTCCGGCCTGGATCACCTGAAGCAGTCGATAAGGGACATTTTGAGCACCCCTGTCGGCACGCGTGTGATGCGTCGCGATTACGGCTCGCGCCTGTACGAGCTGATCGACGCGCCTCTCAACCGGAAAACGATCGTGGAACTTTACGCGGCTACGGTTGAGGCGCTTATGAGATGGGAGCCGCGCATCCAGGTTCAGCGCGTAACGGCGGACGAAATTACGGACAACGGGCGGGTTTCAATTGCGCTTGAAGGGCTTTACACCCCGACGGGCGAACCAATTTTTGTGGACGGCATAGTGGTATGAGTGCTTTCACGCCCATCAATCTTTCGGGAATACCCGCCCCGGCAGTGGTCGAAGTGCTCGACTACGAGACAATCCTTGCCGCAATGGTGGCGGATCTCCAAGCCCGCGACACTACGTTCACGGCGCTGGTTGAATCCGACCCTGCTTTCAAAATTCTGGAGGTCTGCGCATACCGCGAGCTGATCCTGCGGCAGCGCGTGAACGACGCGGCAAAAGGCGTCATGCTCACGTACGCGCTCGGGACCGACCTTGAGAACCTCGGCGCGTTCTTTGGCGTTACGCGCAACCTAATCACACCGGCAAACGACGCCGTTTATCCGGCAATAGCGGCGGTCTACGAGACGGACGAAAGCCTGCGCTACCGCGTCACGCTCGCGCTCGAAGGGCTTTCCACGGCTGGCCCGATTGGATCTTACATTTTCCACGCGCTTAAGGTTGCCACGATCAAAGACGTGGCCGTCGCTGGGCCGCCTGATGTGGACCCCGGAAACGTGCGGGTGACGCTGCTTTCTTACTCGGGCAACGGAACTGCATCGGCGGGTGAAATTGCCGCCGTGGCCGCAGAACTCAATACCGCCGACGTTCGCCCTCTGACGGACGTCGTCACGGTGCAGGCCGCCCAGGTGCTCACTTATAAGCTCGCGGTGCAGCTCGCCGTTTACGACGGGCCGGACCCGGAAGTCCTCAAGGCGGAAGCACTGACCAGACTTCAGGCGTACGCGGACGCCGCGCACAAGATCGGGCAAGACATCCGCTCGGCTGGCGTGGTTGCGGCTGCCTTTGTCTCCGGCGTCGAGAACGCCACGCTGCTCAATACGGGCGGCGCCCTCACTTCAGATCTCACCGTTTCCAGCGTGCAAGCCGCTTACTGCACAGGCATCACGGTCACCACCGTTTCCGCAACACCATGAGTGATCTGCTGCCACCCTCAGCGTCTCCGCAGGAACGGGCTATAGCCTCGGCCACGGCTCGCGTCGGCGCCGTGCCAGTTCCCGTGCGCGACCTTTGG